CATGACCCCATTCAACCAAAGATTCTTCTAACTTGCGGCACCAACCGCATTTGTTCTGTGTATATAAATGTAGTATCATTTGAACTTAACATCTCCCATGATTTCGGTCATACAAGCAACAAGGTTGACTTCATGATCCGCAACGAATGCATCTTTGTATCCATACTCAGCAATGATAAGAATCAACTGAGGAATAGATTGTGGTAGTACTTGATCGTCCATTTGATCATATACCCCTCGCAAGATAGCAGAAGTACTTAGATCTGAATTGTTAACCACCCAACTACGCATAGATTTAAAATCTTTGTTTTTGAGAGCGGTAAGCAGTTGGTCAAATAGTTGATCTGTGCCTGTTGTGGTAGTTAAGGTGAACTCACCACCAACACAACTGCGCTGCAACTCATTTAAAACCCTTCGCCAATCTGGTAGATATTTCAAAATCAAGGAAGCAAGATCTGATTTTACATAATCTTTAACACCTTCATCCAGTAGAATATCCTCAACAAGGTCCATGAAATCTCCGCAAAGTGCAGCCATTTCTTTCTTGTTTGTGTTGAAATCATATACAGCACACCGTGAGTGGAGTGGTTCAATGATACGATTCTTGAAGTTGCATGTAAGAATGAAACGACAATTATCAGAGAACTGTTCGATAAATCCACGCAGTGCAGGTTGAGTTGATTGTGGATTTAGGTAATCAGCCTCATCAAGGATAACCACTTTATAACCACCTTGTAGTGAAACAGTAGAAGCAAACTGTTTGATCTTGCCACGCAAGGTGTCAATGTTACCTTCTTCTGATCCATTGATGATAATATAATCGAGACCAAGTTCATTACACAGTGCTCTTGCTGCAGTTGTTTTTCCTACGCCAGCGGTACCAGTGAAAAGCATATTCTGCAAGTCACCAGTACCAATCATGGACATAAGAGATTTTTTTACTGAAGCTGGAAGTATAGCTTCAGATATAGTCTTTGGGCGATATTTCTCGACCCATAAAAATTCGGACATTCACATTTCCATTATATAATATTAAAAGGTTTACTCTTCGTCCTGTTGTGCTGCTTCACATAGAGCGATAATCTGTACACTCTGATCACGTAGCTGACCAATTGTGCTTAGTTCTTCACCACGAAAACCGCCTCGCTGTACGATAGTATCAATCACGGCAACGGTACTGCGCCCTACCTTGTTGGCAAGATCACGCATTGCTTCGAGATCATGCTCAAGTTTAGCGGCGTTAGTATTTTTCGACATTATATTCTCCTAAGTCGTTGATGTTAATAGTTTGATTATACATGATTCTAAGCGGCTTGTAAAGAAAAATCTTGACACTTAGAAAAGTCTTTTTGTTTATAGAACTCAAGCTTATTGTCAAACTTGTTCTCTAGGATTTCTCCCTTGTGGGATATGACAAATACATTAGTGTCGTCATCAAGAGAGTGGAGGATCTTCATTAAGTTCTCTACGCCATCATGGTCCAAAGAACTATCAAAAGTTTCATCCAGCACCAACAGGTTTGTCGCTACTGAATTTTTCATCTTAGCAATCTGTCTCCAAGTAAACAATAGTGAGAGATCGATACGTTGCTTCTCACCTTCCGAAAATGAGTCGTATGAAAATGCATCACGATGTCTCGAACGAATGGTTTCTACGAAGCTTTCATCCAATGTAAAGTGTACAAAGAAGTCCAAGATCTGTAAGTAATCATTCACTAGTTTATTGATTACTGGTATATATTGCTTCATAATCTTGGTCTTAATGCCTGTATCCTTTAGCATTTCAGACATAGCAGCATGATAACTCAGTTCTTCATTCAACCCCATCTTCTCATCCGCCAAATCAGTACGAGTATCATTCATAGCATTCAGTTCAGAGTTTGCATTACCAAGGTCACCTTCACGTGACATAATACGATTGATGTCTTGGTTAACCGACAAGATGGATGAATGCAGTAGTTTGATTGTTTGGTTGTTATTGTTGATTAACGATTGCTTCTCTCGGATTGTATTCACAAGAGAGGTCTGTGTTGCAATCAACTCTTTGATTGCATCGGTCTCAAGGTCTACCTTTTGAATGCCACTATTCAACGTTTTGGCTCTTGTTGTAGATTCTTTTAACTTAGCTTCACGTACTTCTTCGGCAATCACTTGCTCACACGTAGGGCATTCTGAGTTTTCCTCATAGAACTTAGCGTCTTTGACCAGAGCCTTTACAGAAGTATTGAACTCAGCTTTATACTGAGATAATGTCTGGAGTTTTTCTTGAGAACTTTTGAGATTGCTCTAGGCTTGATCACTTTCTCTTTCGATGTAGGCAGATGCCTCTGCATTTGTTTCTTGCAGTTCATGGATTTCAGTTTCGATATCTGTAATCTGAGTTCTCTTAGAGTTGATTTCCTCATCGTTGATCTGGGTTATATCTCGGATATACTTCTTCTGGCTATCAATCTTTTGTTTCACCAAATCTAAGTTGTAGGTAATATCTTTAATAGTTTCCTTAATCACAGAACTTTTCTGCTTAATGATACCATTCATCACAGAGAATACATTAATATCAAGCAAATCCTCGATAACTTCACGACGATGAAGTGCAGGTAGTTTCATAAACGGAATGAACGAAGAAGATCCTAGCACTACAATCTGGTGAAAACTTTTGTGGTTGAGTTTGATGATATTCTGTTCAAGAATATTCTGGTATTCTTTGGCATGAGATGATTGATTAATCATCGTGCCGTTCTTCCAAATTTCAAAGACGTTAGGCTTAATACCACGAACAACCTTATGTGAGTCTGTACCAATCTTGAAGGTCAACTCCACAAGACAGTCTTTGTTATTGATTGTATTGACCAGTTGCCCCTTCTTAATATTTCGATGTGGCTTACCAAACAAAGCAAAAGACATAGCGTCGAGCATTGTGCTCTTGCCAGAACCGTTCTGTCCAACAATAAGAGTAGATTTGTTTTTGACAAGATCCACTTCAGTCCAGCTATCACCAGTGGACATAAAGTTTTTCCACCGTACCATTTCAAATTTAATCATGCTACTTCCAGAGTCTGTGCCTCGATAAGAATATTTCGCATAGCAGTTTTAAGTCTATCTTTATCAAGGTCTGTATTGACAGTATCAATATAGTTATCAAGTAAGAGGCTTGTGTCTTCAACAGCAATCTCTTTAGTTTCTACGTTATCAGCCAAGAACTCATCAAAGTTCTCAGCAATCTTCAAGTCATGTATTTGTTGTGCTTGTATTCTATCAACAAATCGATCAAATGTAAATAGGTCTTGCTTGTTTATTACAATTATTTTTACAAACTTATCCGTCACATCAGGAATGAAGGCAGAGTAATCTGTTTTCGAATCATCGTAAATGATCTTGTGAAACAGAGTGTGTGGGTTATTGATCTTTTCAAGTTCACGTGTAGAGGTATCCAACACATGAAATCCTTTAGGATCATTTGCATCTGACCAGAAAAACTCCATCTGTGTGCCGACATATTTAATGTTGTCTCTCTCAGACCCCACGTGAAAATGACCAGTGAGAACTTTCTCAAATCTTTTAAAAAGTTTATGGTCCATACCTTCGTGTGATTGAACGCCTCGCATCACCTCAAAGTTTTTGAGTTCTAAGTGTCCACCAAGCCAATCTGCTTTACACGTACTAATGAACTCAAGAGATTTATCTCTATTCTCTGGTGTAATCCAAGGCAACATCGCAAACTTAAACCCATCTAGGTTTAGAACAGAAGGCTCCATATGGATTGTAACCTCGTTCATATAATGACCCAACAATTCTTTTAAAGAGTTTAGATCGTTTGTGTTCTTGAAGAATGTATCGTGATTGCCTGGAATCACATCCATGTGAAGCCCATGTTCTCTTAGTCTGCTAAGAAAGGACTTACGATAGCGGTTGAGAGCACGGAAGTTAATAAACTTCCTGTTATCAAAAACATCACCCAGATGAATAATACGAGAAATACCGTTTTGCAGTAGATAAGGGAAAAATACATCATCGTAAAATTTCTCTGCGTTATCGAGAAATACGTCAGAACTATTCCGAATGCCACAATGAGTATCATTTAAAATTGCCACCTTCATTTCATAAACTTCCCAAGACCCTCATTGGGATCTACTTTCTTTTGACGCTTTCGCTTCTTGACTTCTTCAGCAAAAAACTTGTCTTTCTCTTTCACTGATTCAATACGTGTTTTGAGTTGGTCAACAACACCAGCAACCTTTGCAATATCATCCAAGTCACCATCAGCAAAGTCAAATGCAGGTGTCTGGGCAATATATTTTAGTTTGATATCTTGCTGCTTCTTCTCTTTTGCAATACGCTGTAGAAAAGCATACCAACAGATCTGGGTAAAATAACCAAAGGCATTTGGTTTACCAGTACGTGTTGCTGCTTCGATGTTGTAGTTCTTGATTGCTTTGAGACAGTGCTCCACGCCATCCATCACCATCTCTTCTCGATAGGTATAGCGTACAAAGTTGCCCTTGTGAGATAGCCC